CCGGGGTACCTCACGGTAGCCCAGAGATTGAACTCAGTAAGTCCCTCGTGCAAGCACGCAGGGCACTTACACGACGAACAATCTCCCTGCGTTAATTAAAACGCACTCATCCCTAAAAGGGTGAGGCCCATCTCGGCTTGGTGTCGACGCGCCGAGGGCGTCCAGCACGCTCTAGGTGATTCCTGTCGGCAACAGGCTCGCTGCCGCGTTTAAGGAAACACTTAAGCATGGCAGACGGTCCATCTAGATGATCTAGAGGGAGCCGTGAGGAAACCACATGTCCCTTAACCAAAGGGGCATGTAATTTCTCGCATTCCCTCTGGGTCTCATAACCCAGAAAGGAGAAACGACCAAGCACCGAGGAGGTATCGGACACGTATGGAAAGTATCGGATAATCCGTACAATCCTGGTATCCAACCATTTCACAGTATTCCAGTAACCAGCCTTGTAAAGCTGATTACGAAGAGATACTAGCGAAATGACCTCGGGAGCGTGCCTCGGAGTTGAAGGAAATACCCGACGGGCCTTGACAATACTAACGTCATAGCCTTCGTAGTACTCCTTCCCACAAGACTCTCTGAACCTACCGGTCCAGAAGGACTTGGACATGCCCACTGAAGCTCCAAAAAGCTCCAAGGCATGAACTACCGAATGCACCGTGTTCGTGGGGACAATGATATCATCTCCATAAACACGTACCTTATCAAGATACGGAAGAAAATCCCGTTTCTTGACAAAGCGGGTGTTGAGCTCTCTCTCTATTCCAATAAAGCATATGGTAATAAAAACCATAGCCTCAAAGGGAAAACAGAGAGCTGAACCCATAGACGCGAACTTGGACAATCGGCGAATGCCGTGCCCAGGAACATCAGCCTTCCGGCTTCTACAAGCGTCAACAGCCCCTAGCAATTCAGGGTTGTTGACAAGCAGTCGCCGGACTAACTGATTAGAGACCCGATCGGAAGCCTCGCTCAGATCGAGCGTGGCAAGGGAGCCATCAAAGGATCCCTTCTGGGCCAGTCGCTGGTTAGGCGATTGGTCCCCAGTACCGATAAAGGAACGAAGGAATGATCCTTCGATTCCAGCGATCAAATCCTGAAGAACTGCTTGCTGTGCATACTGCATGCAAGTAGGCTCTACAGCGATGATCCTAGGGGTCTTTTGCGTCTTAGGAACTGAGATAACTTTAACAGGTATCTCAGAACCGGGTTCCAGGAAGTCGACCGCATCCTCTTCCACATAGCGTGGACTAGGAAAGAGATATTCTCCACTATGGAAGAACGGCTCTAAACGGTCGGTCCAGGTACGTGATCGGTACTTACCGTTACCACGGTACTTATCGGCAGTGGCACCTGGACCATGTTTCGGAACTAATTCCTTGAAATGAATCTTTCGATCCATTTCGCAGAAAAGGTCACGAAACAATATACCCGACACTCTCTCAAAATCATCCATCAAAGATGGATCGATAAGAGAATCGTGACGGGCGACTTCCTTGTCACACTCAATGTACGCAGACATTGCATCCCTCTCTCGCGCATCACTGCACGGGAGAAGGATCTTGCTGAAGAACAAAGTCAATTGTCTAACAGCAAGAATTGCATCAATGTCTGGTTCATCGAGCAACACACCACTATCACGGGAAAACACACGATCAAGGAAACCTCCGAGAAATCGGGGGAGACCTCTATGCCAAGAAAAACCTTGGAACATAGTGTGATCTACCATCCCTTGGTCAAGACTTTTTTGGAAGTCTTTTCCAAAGGAAGGCAAGGTTATCGTTAAAAACGAATAACCCTCGTGTTTTACCCGACCCTGGACAGTTTTAATGTCCAAGGTGGTGCTGGTGCAACACCGTATTGCGGACTCTTCCGCAATACTTTTCCAGAGCACAATCAGGCTTTTCATACTGCCTCCTTTTAGAGGTCGGTATCCTTAGCCGATTGCAGAGGCTCTGCTGAGCACTCCTATGGATTATAGGAATGCGCCAGCAAAGAGAGTAAGGCCTCCCAGCGCAAGTGCTGCGATGAGGAGGACCAAAAGGAGCACCAGCGTTGAATGCTGGTTATCCATTCGGTGCACGATCTCTCTCCTTTCAATCCGTGATTCCCGAATCAAGAAGTCAATTAAGACTTCGAAAGATTCGGCTCGTTGCTCTGCAGTGAGTTGTTTAAGACTCACCACCAAGCAATTGGGTAACGATTTTGCTAGAAGAGGCCTGGAGGGCTTCAATGAAGCCATCGTAGACCGCTTTAGCATCAGCGTTAGAATACCCAGCAGGTGGACGATCGAATACCACGTAAGTGGACATCGAAACTTCCACGTTCTGAGTCGGAATGAAAGGATCGGTCGTGACTTTACTCACGTCGATCCTCACCGTCTGTCGCTTGCGACCTTTGTTAGAGGCAACAGTTGACAGACGGAGTTTAATCAGTCCGTCAGCAGAAGTGTACACGCTCTCGTTGACTCCCGTAGAAGTCCGCGGGAGCGACGTAGTCGTTCCACTAATTTTGACTGACTGAGGGTCGGCCAATGCCATTGGCATGCTCCTTCTGCACGGTAAACCGTGCGTTGGTGTTTGCGGTGACTTATGTCCCGCTAGAACAGTTTGGTAATACCAACTGCTCCAGCTATGGCAACCTGGATGGGTGACAAACCATCATAGGTGATGCCAAACCCGAAGGGGTTTGCGCCACGCCTAACTTTCGACCGTGCTTCATAGGTCGAAGCAGGAATGGAAGCGTAATCAAATCCCTGAACTTTTTGGGATTTGAAACGATGGGTAATGGTGGTTTTATTTTCTTCCATCATGTACCCATAACGCATAACCAGGCCAGCCTGAGTGAAACTCGAAACGTTGTTCATTACATGACCAACGTTCGTGAACCAATCGACGGCCCAGCTCCAAGGAGTTAGCTCCCAGAGTAGATCTGGCGTAATGGTAATGCCGAATAACTTATCGGCTTCGGTACCTGCTCTAACTGCCTCTGACCACGCGTCACTGCGGTCAGGAACAGCATAAGTAAAGGCACCTGAGAACCACTTACGAGACTCAACCTTACGAGTCTGAACTATGGTCCCTGGTCCGAGATACAGTGACTGGAAAGGTTCCGGAAACCCAGTCGTTCCAGTTGGAATGACAGAGGGTGCCCGGGTCAATTCCTGCACCGTAGTTTCGGATTCCTCGACCGGGAATGAGAACTCGCGGTGAACATTCGATCCAGCCCCTTTACGATACGTATCGAGGATGGTTCGACCATCTCGAATACTCTGAGAAGTATCCAGAATATCCGAGACTAACGGAAGCCAACCGAAGGTGGCGTTCAGAAACTCTGAAGCGACACCGAGGTAGGCCTTCGTCCTGTTCTGCCAAAGCTTGATGCCAGGGATGGTGGGAACACCCTCTCTGTGCATTTCAGCCAAGGCAACGCCGAGCTCAGCATTCGGGTTAGTTGGCGCGACGATTGATATGGCAGTAGCACCGAAAGGATCCAAGTCCGAAGTATCTTTGGACCTGAATTTTTCAGGGTTACTAATCCTATCAGCCGTCGGGAGGTCGTTGAAGAAAAGCGGAGTACCGATGGGCGCAACAATGCGCCTACCGTTAAACGCTTCCTTCTCGAAGCGAATCGTAGGAAAACTACGTTTCACGCGGGTCGTGTAAAACGGCCCACCCTCATGATAACGACCGAGTTTATCTCGGGAATTACCATGCCCTTCCGACTCAGTAATCTGAGCACCGAGGTCCACAGTAGTAGGAGGCACAACCGTCCAATTTTTACCGGAGGTGTCCGAGTATCGGAACTCTCCGATTTTGGTAGGAAAGCCCCTAGTCCTGCGGTCCATGGTATCGAGTAGCTCCTTCTTCTCCAATATGGAAACATCCATTACTGGATGGGTGGACTGCACTGCATGGCCGGCGTATCCG